GTGTATTGAATATCTTGTTCCATATGAGTATAATCAGTTTTTAAATGATTGATTTTGGTTATTTCCATACAATCTAGGTCAATATGCTTGTAATCATTGCGAATGCGGTCTAGTTCCTTTAGAGCTTTTTTTCTAACATTATTAGATCCTTTTTTTGACAGTTGCTCTTGTTCCAAATACATTTCACATATACTTGTAGGAGCCGATAGATTCAAATTAAAAGTATCTATTTTTAATTGTAGTTCTTCCAGTTCTTTTTTTTGACCATGTACAGATTTTTTAATCTCATTATGGACCATGCTTTTTTCAGAAAACAAATGGAAATCGCTGCATTGTCCATTTTTCAACAAATTTAGGATCAATGAATATGAGATATGGTATTTAGATACCAATTTCTGTGGGAGTCCTCCCATAATTCGTTGATATTCGTATTGCGAAGGAGGTGAAAATATATTATTGCAATGGACTACGTATCCTAGTTTATCAATGCCGCGTCTTCCAGCTCTGCCCGCCATTTGCGTATATTCATGTGCGAATAAATATCGTTCATTATGTCCGTCAAATTTGGTTAGGTTAGTAAATACAGCTGTTTTAATAGGACAATCTAAACCAATGGCAAAAGATTCGGTTGCAAACAATAGCTTGATATACTTTTTTGAAATCATTAATTCTACAATTTCACGCAAGATAGGAATCATACCAGAATGATGAATGCCCACCCCTTTTTCTAGAAGAGATACCAAATGGTTATACTCAGGAAGATCCAAATATTCTTGATAATTAGGCAACTTACGAACAATTTGGTTACATTCGTGTCTTACTGTATATGCAACTTTACTGTCAAATTCAAGTAAGGGAACGGTAATATCATTTGCACAAGATTCTACTTGTTTTCTAGAAAATATGAAGGAGATAGCAGGAAGCATTTCTTTGTCACGCAAGTACTGTGCCAGTTGATTAAGTACATGTTTCCTTTTCATAAATTGATGATTATTTTTAAATAATTTGTCCATATTGATAATTTTTTTATAATTTTCTTCATTGAACTTTCCATTGGAATCTTGAAGCAATAGTAGTTTATTTGTGGAGTTTTTGATTTCTTGCTGAGTAACCTTATCTTTTACGTGTTTGAATATGGATTCAGTGTTGGTTAGAAATCCATAATGAGTGAGTGGTACTACTCTATGATGAGTAGATGCCAAATATACCTGCTTTCTATTTTCGTCATCTTCGCCGCGTTCGCACCATTTTGCAAAACCTTCTGGATTATCAATAGTAGCAGACAACATAACCATTTGAACGTGTTTAGGTAACATCAATATAGTTTTCTCCCATACTTGGCCGCGGTCAGCATCATTGATATAATGTACTTCGTCAAAAACTACACAACCCAATTCATTTTGAATATCAATTTGAAATTGTAATCCAGTAGTGGTTGTATCTGCCGTAGCATTGAGCGAAGTAAATAAATAGTTCATAAGGATTTCAGTAGTCATAATAAGTACATCTGCATCTGGATTTGTTTTGATATCACCAGTAAAGAGTCCAAATGAAATGTCTGGAAATTTTTGTGAAAAATCGTGGAATTTTTGGTTGGAGAGTGCTTTGATAGGACTAGTATAAATAAGTTTTTTTCCTTGATTTGCAAAATAACGAATAGCGAATTCGGCGGGTAGCGTTTTACCAGAACCAGTGTGAGCAGTTACTAATACGTGATTGCCTTCTACAATAGATTGTATCGCATATTTCTGAAAATCACTGAGGGAATAAGGAAATGTCTCAAAGTGTGACCGAAATTGATTTTCGTTTGGATAAGGGGTGTCGCAAATGATTACCATAGTGTTGAATAATATATATGATGTTTATATATTATTTACTTGTCAATTTTTTTCATTGATGTATCTCCATATTGTTTAAGAATACGAGTCGCACTCTGTATACACTTCTGTGTATACACATTTGTACGGCATGTAAATAATTTCCATATATTTTAATCCTCGCACCTTACATCCAGTATGACTAATCTAACAATGTGACACTTTCCTGTAAGAAGTTCATTATTTGTCAAACGATTTAAAGCTGTCCCATTTGAAATATTCAAGGGTGCAAAAATAATATATAGCATTACGAAATGTTTGATTTGCTAATTATCGGAAACTTTCATCAAAAAAATAGACATGGTTTGAATATGATGCTGACTAAATACAATATCAAATTTAAATATGGTAGTGAAAACGACATTAATAATTATGAAAACATATATTCTCCTTCGTATCCAATAGATCCAGCAAAATATAAAAACAAAAAATTTATTTTCGGTCCTCATTTCTCAACATTTCCAAACGATTCTCTACGACAAATTAACAATATGTATGGTAATTCTATATATATACAGCCAAGTGAATGGGCAAGAAATGTATGGATAATTAAGAAGGCTACAGATATTATTCCAGTAAAATTTTTTGCTTTTCCAGTGGATATGGAAAAGTTTAAACCAATAGATAGACCTCGTGACAAGGTATTTGTATATTTTAAACGTAGGCAACTCTCCGAATTGAAAGTAATTACCAATTTGTTAGAGAAAATAGGAATAGAATACAAAATTTTTGATTATATTAAGAGATATGAAGAAGAAGATTATTTACAGTATTTGCAGCAATGCAAATATGGAATTATATTAGATGCCCACGAAAGTCAAGGGTTTGCAATAGAGGAGGCATTGTCTTGCAATGTTCCACTTTTAGTATGGAATACTAAATATATGTCTCAGGAAGTGGGTGGAAAATACAATGATATTCCCTGCACCACCATTCCATACTGGGACGAGAGGTGCGGTCATTACTTCTATGAGGGGTCGGAATTAGATAAATCTTTTGATATATTTATAGACAACTTAGAATCGTATAACCCACGGGAATACATACAAGAAAACTTAAGTGTGGATGTTTGTTTTAAAAAACTGGTTGAATTGTATGAAAATATCTAAATAATTGTGGTTATTAAACAGATGTGATGAAACCATATAAATATACATTTTAATATTAATATATATTTATATGGTAAAAATAGCTTTCCACGATAATTGTCTTTGCGAGAGAGGAACAACCGTATCAGTATATGACTATGCATATTATAATAAACATTACTTGGGAAATGAAAGTATTATAATGTATACTGGTAATGATCAAAGAAATGTGCCGGATGTTATTGACAAATTTAAACGAGAGTTTACTTTACGACCGTATAATAATTGGAAAAATGAAGCAGACCAAATTTTGAAAGAAGAGAATTGTGATATTTTATATATGATTAAGGCAGGTGAGTGGGATGGTAAAATTGCAGATAAAACCATATGTAAAAGTGTAATTCATTGCGTATTTAATACACAAAAAGAACATGGAGATGTATATGCAACTATTGCTCCATGGGTTAATGGAAATGGTGGTAAATATCCATTTGTGCCACATATGATTAATTTACCAGATCATCAACTTGATATGCGAAAGGAATTAAATATACCCAATAGTGCAAGTGTATTTGGACGTTATGGTGGATATGAACAATTCAACATACCTTATGTATCAAAGGTAGTTTTTGAAATAGCAAAGCACAACCCAAATTTATATTTTGTATTTTGTAATACTAAAAAATTTTGTGATAATTTACCAAATATTATTCATATAGAGAAAATAATTGATTTGGAACAGAAGGTCAAATTTATTAATACTTGCGATGCGATGTTATGGGCACGTCCAGATGGAGAGGTATATTCATTATCTATGGGTGAATTTTCTATTAAAAATAAACCCATTATTTGTACAAATATAGGATATCCTGGACACGTTCATAAACTAGGTAAACAAGCATTATGGTATAATAATGAAAATGATTTGAGAAATATATTATTAGATTTTGATAGAAATGAAATGAAAAAAAAAGATTGGAATGCATATAAAGATGATACTACGGAAAAAGTTATGGATAAATTTAATGAAGTATTTATTCAACCATTTTTGAAATAATTTCTTTATTGATAAGTTTAAATATAATCATATATGTAATTATATATGATTATAATACCTTTAGGTATTGATTGTGGTATAGCATCATATTTAAAAGAGAAAAATATTAGGAATATTTCATTACCATTTGATTGGAGTGTACCATATAACGGTGTTTCAAAAATATTTGAAAATGATTTTAAAGAATTGTTGCCTGAATTTGGAACAATAAATAAAAATTATGAAATTAATTTTGTACATAACATTTTTCCAAGAGATAAAGAAATGATGACAAGACGAATATCAAGATTGATAGATTTATTAAATAGTCAAGAAGAATTATTGTTTATACGAAGAGGACATGCAATTCATCATCATAATGAAAGTGAAAAATATAATTTTACTTTAAAAAATGATTTAGATGATATGATTGAATTAAATGAATTAATTCACACAAAGTATCCTAATTTGAAATATAAAATAATTATCATATTGACATGTAATAAATGTTTTAAACAAGAAAAATATGGCCATTATGATAACATAATAATACATAATATATCATCTATGATATTTGATAAAAATGATACTAATTTTTATAAGGTAATGGATAATGTTATTAAAGATAAATTGTTATAAACATATATATATATGAATTCATACGTGTTAATTAAAACTCCTAAGTGTGGTAGTGAAACCATAAGAAATATATTAATAGAAAGTAAAAAATGGAAACAAGAAGAAATATTAGATGTAGGTTTTCAAGAAATATTTAATTTTAAAGAAAAAAAGTATAACTTATATATAAATCATATCCTTTATAATGATCAATATGTAAAACATATCAACAATATTATGATAAATAATATTATATATTTCTCGTGCGTTCGTCATCCATTAGATAGGGCAATCTCACATTATTATTATTCAAATCATTACAAAAGTAAATATGATTTTAATGAATTTTACGATTTATTTGGTAATACTGAGGACAAAGGGTATGGGTCAAATGATAAAATAAATAACTGTATGTCTTTTTATATGGGTATTACAGATAGTTCTCAAATTAATGAAGAATATCTTAAAAATAAATATGGGTTAATAGTTTCTTTAGATAACGATTTTATTAATAAAATATGCAAATATTTTGATATAAAATATGTTAATAAACATTCAAATAAAACTAATAAACCCGATTTAATAGTTGACCCAAAAATAAAAGAAAAATTTATTGAAAATAATAAATTAGATTATATGTTATATGAAATAGTAAATAAGATATATTAAGGGAGTATGTTTATATGTATATATATATATGTATCTGAAAGATAAAAATATATTATTTATTCATATACCTAAAACAGCAGGCGGAACTATTACAAAACAATTAGAGCGTAATTCTAATGGAAATATTTTATATGGTCATTTTAATTTAATATCATGGAAAAATATCGAAAATATTAATATTGATAGTACATATATATTTTCTATAGTTCGTAATCCATGGGAAAGAATGGTTTCTTTATATTTCTGGACAAGAGAATATATTAATGGTAAAAAAAATCCATCTCATCAAGAAAATCATAAATCATATTATAGTGATGATAATAATATAAATGATAACTTTAACTTATGGTTGAAATGGGTATATGATAATAAAGATAATTTAAAAAAAATAAAATTAATTACCATAAATAAAAATTATATAATGAATGTATTTGAAGGACAATTTTGTAATCAAATTAATTATTTACAAGATGAAAATGGTAATATAAATAATAATATTAAAATATTTACAACTGATATGTTAAGTGATACATTCTTAGATAATTTATTTAAAAATGAATTAAAGTGCAATAATTATAATTTTACTAAGAATAATAACATACATAAAACAAACCATTGTCATTACAGTAAATACTATAATGATGAATCTATACAATTAATAGAAAATTATTTCAGTAAAGATATACAAATGTTTAATTTTAAATTTGAAACAATATAAATATATATATATAATAAATATATAATGCCATTCAAAGCTAATCTTTTAGAAATAAAAAACAAACATCATTGTGAAATTTATTTAGAAACGGGTCTTTATAAACTAAGGAAAGAATCCAGTATTAATAAAGCCTTAATGTGTGAATTTGACAAAGTATATAGTATTGAATTAGAAAAAAAATGGATAGATTATGCTTATCCTCAATTAAAAGAACTTATTAATTCCAATAAATGTGAATTAATACACGACGATAGTGCAAACTTGGAAAAATATATTGTTAATAATAAAAATTTTGAAGAAAAGAAGGTTTTATTTTTTTTGGATGCCCATATAGATAATAATGAAATAACCACAAAACATATATTTAAATGTCCAGTAATAGCTGAATTGAAAGCAATAAAAAAACTTACTAGAAATGATCATATTATTTGTATTGATGATATGAGATATATCAAAACAACGACGCCTTGGGGGGAAACACAATTCAAAGATTATTATGGTGAAATGATAAACGTATTAAAAGATATAAATAGTGAATATAAAGTTGATTTTATTGAAGGATTAATAGAAAAGGATTTATTAATTGCTTATGTTTGATTTTATAAATTCATCAATATATTTTATAATTTCAGTTTTTCCTTTACTTGTATAATGTCCAAGATCATTTGTAATAATGTCATCTTGGTTAAACTTTTTTAATATATTTGTTGGATTAATACAAACTATATTATATTTTTTACAAATGTGTTCTAAATTTGTTATTAACATATTTCTTGATTTTAAAAAGCTACCATGTAGCTTAGAATTATAATGGGTTACTATGATCAAATATTTATCTTCAAGCATTTCCTTTATTTGGAGTATATCATCTTCTAATTCATTATAATTTTGTTCCATCACAATAAAATTTTCAACTATATCTTTAGGTGTATTTGGATTAGGTTTTCGTTCTATTGTTGCAGATACAACTGAATTATGATGTAAATAATAGCCATTATGTATATATTTTTTAATAGAACAAATTTCCAATAATACTATTTTTGAGTTTAAAAACTTTTCAACATAGTTGTCTGATATATTTATAGGTTTATTATTTAAAATACCTGTTCGAAAACATAATATATTGTATGGTTCTTCCAGCACAATTTCTTTGTTTAATATCTTGATCATTTGAATCATTTCTTTCGTATTATGTAAATAAGATATAGAATTATTCAAATTATTATTACCATTAATACCATCAACTCTACAACTTCCAAATGTGGTAATCATAACTATATATTTATAACTATATAATAATATAAATATATTTTCAATATAAGTAATATAATGAAAATATCTTTCAATGGATGGTTCAGTGGTTTTGAAGATAAAACAAATCCAGGTTTGCATATTGATTTTTTTTTGAACTTATTTGAAAAAGTATATGGAGAGCCATGTGAAAAAGGTAATAATGTTGAAAGTGAAGTATTGTGTGAATTTGATATGTTAATTGGTTCTTCATCGTTGGTTAAAACTAAACAATGGAAACATACTTATTTATTTTCTGGTGAATCTACACTAAAATGCAATAAAAATGATTACACGTGTGTATTATGGGGAGAACGAAACCATAAAAATGTTGTAAATGTGCCTTTATTTGTTCCATATATTTACTCTAATAACTTTGTTAATGCATTAGAAACAAAAAAAGAAATTATTACTGTTCCAAAAAATGATGTATGTGTTATTATTTCTAA